ATGCTGCTCTCTCATTTTTAAAACTCATCCTTGCGTTTAAGAGCATTACTCCTTCTTCAAGGTACTTGTCATAGGTTACGAGGTAGTTCATTTCTCTTTGGTGTTAATCGGTTTCTGATTCGCTTTGCGCCCACTCTTTGCAGTCACCACATATTCCCCAATTATCTTCGTATTGGTGCAAATTAGCACCGCAACATTCACTTCTTTCTTGTGTCATATTATTAAATTTATTTCTAATGACTGAATTGGGAGGGGTGGCTTCCATCATCCATTATATCCACCTCCCCTCTTGTTTCCAATTCATTAAAAAAGGTTGGGGGAAAATAGTAACCAACCGAACTCACTAAGAGCCTCCCCCCTTCCTTCTATTGAATATCAGCTATGTCCTCTTGGTTAAGGAGGGGCTTACGGTCTAGCCAGTCGCGATACATTCGTGCAGCTACGGCTCTCCGTTGGGGCTTAAATGGGTAGGTGGAGCGTATCCTTGCTTGGGCGATACGCATAAACTGTTCTCTCATTCTAGTGTGCCTCGTAAAGTGTAGTCATCTAAATCGTTGTGCTGCTCAAAAAAGGTCTTGTAGTTTTCTATTCCTTCCTTGAGTTTTGCGTAGCCCTTATTTATAAAGCTGGGCTTCACGTCAAATATTCCTATGTCTAGGGAAGCCTTGTCTATCGCTAAAAATTTAAACTGTTCGGGCGAGACCTCAAACAAGGTAGTGTAGATAAACGCTTGGATGTCGTAGCCGAATTTTTCAGCAGACCATTTGAAGTTCTCAATTTCTCGGGTGGTCTTTAAGTCGGCTATAAAGCCAAACCGCTTATCAAAGATGTCAGCTTTAGCTCTAAAGGGATACCCCTCTATCATTCCTATTTCGGGTATTTCAAACTCTGCTCCGCGAATGATGTCCATAATATGGGTGTTTCGCATTGCCGCGTCAACTATTCGCATATTGTCATCGTGTTCTTTAGCCGTCAATACAATCTTATTACTCTTGGCCTTTCCTTCCTTAAAGGATTTAGCTACTCGGCTTTGGACATCTATAATTTGAAAACGCTCGTCAAAGAGATGAGGCTCTAGTACCATTGTGTGAATGAACGTACCTATTTGCAGCGCGGAACTGTTTTGTTCTTTTCCTTTTCGCACGATATTGTTGTAGCTCTTAGGGCTTTTTTGTAGGAGCTTTATCGCTGAGGAGGATAGGGCGTGCTTTCCTAAATGACCATAGTAAAAATCGTCATCTAGCATCTTAGCAAGTAGGGCGTTTTTGTCCCATTGCTCTCTGTTAAGTAGTGTAATCATTTTATCTTCTCTTGAATGTATTCTCGGTACTGGTCGCAATACGATTTGCAGAAGTCAAAAAAGTCCTCGTGCAATGGTATGGTTAAAATTAGATTGTCTGTTTCGGGACATACGGCCTCAAACTCAGCCACTACTTCCCCCGACTTAGTTCCACAACTCCAAGAGCGTGGGCTTATCATCTCAATGTGTAAATACTTTTCTTCAATCATTATTCAAGTCGTTATAGTCTTCCCAGTTACAATTCATACAAATTCCATTGTCAAGTTCATCACCGCAGTATTCGCAGTAATCTTCTTCCCATCTTTCGTCATCTCCAAATTCGCTACACATTTTTGACAAGATTGTCTACGCTTACTTGCTCAACAGACCATTCGTAAAGAGCATTAAATGCTGCCTCATAGACGTTGGTGATTTCAAAAGTAGCACCCTTAAATTCGGTGAAGTTCAGTTCTTGTATGATGCTAAAGCAGTCGTAAGAGTATATCGTTGCGTTGCCAATCATCTCAAAAACAAAGTCCCAACATTCTTCTTCGTTGGTTAAGTTGCCTTTTTTTAGTTCGGATGCAATTTCTTCATCGCATTCGCGAACCCATTGCCATTTATCAAAACTCATTGTAACAAAGAATTAAGAAGTAAAACAATGGCAAATGGGGTAAGTCCAATTACGATAATCATTGCGAAGCCAAAAGCGTATGCTTTGTAGTCTTCTAGGGTGCGTGGTGTTTTCACTTTGGTGAGTATTGGTTACACCCAAATATAGAAATTTTCTACAACAAAACAAATATGTTCAAAAAAAAAGAGAACTTTCGTCCTCTATTCTAATCTCTTGCCCTCATTTATATTTAAGTACCCGACCTTTTTATTTACCCTAGCGTTGTTTCCGAAGTCTGTGGTCTTGGGCATTTGTCTTTCTTCCCAGTTTAAATACATATCGTCCAAGTAGAACACCCAAATACCTATGGGGGTGGAGTTAATATATACGGGGCGGGTATTAAAGCGCATTGCCCTCTGCATAAGGGCATCGTATTTTATCCACTCAATTAAAAGGTCATCGTAGTGGGCGCGTCTACATTTTAGTTCTATGTCCATTCGCCATTTTTCTGAGTAACAATCGTATTTGGAAAATTTATACTCTGACATTTTTAAATCGGGTATCATTTCTTTTACGAACTCAAAAAGCTGGCGTTCTGTCATAGGGCTTTCATTTTCTTTTCAAAAATAAGTAACTTACTCTTGACCTCTTGTAGTAGTTGGTTTAGCTCGTGGTGGCTTACTGGGGGCGTGTCTACGAGGTCTTTGTATAGCAACTGGGTAGTAAGGTACACATCTTTGTAAAAGTGCATCTTATAGTCATATTGATGGCTGACCATATAGTGGCAGATGGTACTGTGCTTTCTACCGATTGCGTGGCCTAATTCTATCGTTGTGTACTTGTTGCGTAATGCGTTGACCATTGCCTTACGGGCGATGGAGTTCATCATTGTACGCTTAGCTCCAGCTATGTCAACTTTAAAGTCTTTATTCAACTGTTGTACGATTTCTGAAATAATGCTCATTTGTAATATCCTTTATGGTAAGTGGTAAATTTAATACGGTTTTCTCTAAGGGCGTTGTCTAAGTATTCTCCGCTGACTTCAAATTGTTTTTCGTTGCGTATGTTTTCCAAGACATAATAGCGGTAGTGTAGGCTTTTTGGGTTTTTAGTTTCTTCGCAGAAATTCATCCACATACTCTCAGAGCATTTAGCGCAGAACGTCCATTGGTACTTAGCTACCTTGTACACGTCTCGCGTTTCATTGTTTATGAGCATATCCCCCTCGCGGGTGTGGCTTACATCTCTTGGCATCTATCTACTTTTTTTTGAAGGTCATCGTTTATCTCTCTTAACTTGCTAAGCTCGTAATTCATCTTGGCGTTTTCTAGCCTAGCTTCGTTGACAAGTGAGTTTACTTTTCTTTCATATTCTATGAAATAAGTTAGGCAAGTATCAATATTAGCGAGGTCAAGAATCCAATCGGTAATGCTATCGCGGAGGTGGTCATTGCCGCCCGCAAGGTTGTAGAGTCCTTCTTGGACTCCGTGCATACGCATTTGGTGGCCTCTTATGATAAGCTCATTAAGCGTGCTAGAAAGGGACATTTGTTTCGGGTTTAGGTTCGTTGTTAATTAAATTCTTGTAAGATATGATAAAACCTACGTTGTTTCGCGTTGACTCCAAACGGATAGGCCCATCTAGTGGGGTGGGTTTACCCCCCGTCTCAATGTCTTTCACTTTTCTAACGTGGATATCTGTAAAAATCCAATCCGTTTCGTGCTGCGCGTAGCGATGTATGCAGATAAACTCATCGCTACGGTTAACGAATTTAGACCCACCTTCAACATCCGCAGCCATTACGGGCATAGGGTGGCCTTCGTAGGCGTGGCCTTTGGTATGTGTCTTACGCAAAGCCTCAGTTACTGGGTGGGTGTTTACGATAGTCATAACATTGTTCTTCTTACAGAAGATTCTAAGGCTGCTGGTTGCCTCGTAATGATATTCGTGGGTGCTTATCTTGCCTAATGACTTTTGGTTTATTGTGAGGCTATTATAGGGGTCAATAAGTAGGCCGTCAAAAGGGTTCTCATTATATAGCTCTTGGCAAGTCTCTAGTAAATTAAATATGTCATATAGTGTGTCCGTGCGAATAAATTGAAAGTGTCCAAGTACATATGCGTGAGCATTATAAAACTCTGCCTCGTCTATGTTTTTTATTGGCTTACCTATTTTAAACTCTATGAGCTTGCGCTGAAGACTACCCACCTCGTTCTCGCTACTAAAGACCATCCACCGCGTGCCATTGCGAACCGTGTGGAGCATCATTAAATAGAGTGTGGTATGGGTCTTTCCTGCGTTAGCGTGTCCAGTACAAACAATTAGGTTGCCACGCTTAAATCTCAAATAGTCATCTATCTCGTGGTGGCCGAATCGGCTTGCCTCCTTTATCTGTCCAGTACGAGCCTTTTCTAGATATTCTAGGGCATCTTGGGAAGTATAAAGGGCTTGGTGTTGCATAGATACAATAGTAAGAAAAAACCCCCTTAGAAAGGGGGCTTAAATTAGAATGGACTCTCTTCGTCAAAGTGGGCCGCGTGGGTGTGGCCTTGTGCGGGTTTGCCTAGCACCCAGTCGTTAAAGCGTTGGGCCATTGGTAGAACCTCAGACTCTGCGCCTTGCTTGGTAGATACAAACTCCACGGCAGCCTTGAGGGCTACTTGGCGAATAATTAACTCATCTTTGGTAGATGCGCCAGTTGAAGAGGCTGCTGCGGTTGAGGGGGCATAAGGCGTGGAGGGTTGACCAGCGTACTGGGCCTTCTGAAGCTTAAGCGTTCCCCTTTCGTTTAGTTCGTGCGCTACGTCTTCGCCTATATCAAAGCGGAAGTGTTCGCTCTTTGAGAACACCGTCCCCGATACTCCGTTGTCTAGGGCAACGTCAAACTTGAAAAGTTCGCGCCAGTTACCCGTTGGGTGAAAGTTGATAATTTTAGCCATTTGTAAATAGATGTTGGTTAATAAAATTCATAGTCTCGTCTTGTGCCTTGATGACTGACTCGCTAAAGCCAATAGCCTCCAAGAGCCTTACCCTTTTTTCTAGGGCTTCAATTCTAGCTTGCTGGTACGATGCCAGTTGCTGCCATTGTAATTCTGATTTTGCCATTGTAATTTAAGTTTTGGTATAACCCAAAGGTATACAAAAAAACTAAACGGCAAACTTTTCTACAAAATTTCTCTAAGTTCAATAACACAAGAGTCTTTTGGCATCTCTTGGTTGACCTCCATACGGAGTTTTTTAAAGTATTTGGGGCTATCGTCTTGTATCCCTCCCCACTTCTTGAATGAGTCCATAACGAACTTGACGGCCATAATACAATTATCTAAGTCCATTCGGTAATTACATTGAAGATAAACCTCAACACCCTTGTATGTGACTAGGTCGTGCTTCTCTAGCTGCTCTAGAACTTGGGCAGCGATGGTGTCTTTATGCTTTTTGCGAATAGCCCAATGTTTAGAAGAATAAAACTGGTTTAGGCTAGGGACTTTATTGAGGTGGATTAGGATTATCCCACCCACAACGCTCGGCAAAGTGACGGTCAATGGTTGCGATTTCATCTAAAATTTCCTTTTCGCGTTGCTTGGCGTTATGCCGTGCTTGGGTTGTGTTTGCACAATTAGCAAACTCCCTAGCTGCTTCGTGGAGCAAGAAGTCAATCTTCCTTTTCTTTGCTTTGTTGGTATAGTAGTGCCATTCCATCTGATTGGGTGTTTGCTGAGGCATTGTGGTATTCAAAGTACTCTAGGGGGTTAGATGAGGTTTGGTGTTCAAGCTCTTTTTCAAGGTGGGCGATTGCTTTCTTAATGTCTTGGGCTAGTGGGTTGTTTGGTTTTTTGCCAGCTCTAAGGAGGTAGGTAATGGCCGTACCCAAGTTGTAGTTATCCTCTTGAAAATCAAGCACCACATCAAAAGCCTCAAGGTTTTTGTATTTGCCAATGTAGTACTTAGGTGTCTTGCTCATCTTTAGCAAATGTATCTTTTTTTTGGTTATCTACCTCACTTTGAGTATCGCTTAAATCGTCCCAGTAGATGAAACGCCATCCCTTACTCGTAGTTTCTTCTGATTCGTCTTTCTTTTGCATCGTAGTCTGAAGTTCTTAGTGGCTCATCGTGAAAGCCAAAGTGGCTTAGAAACATATTGGTGTAGTCATCCTTGAGCTTTCCGTTCTCAATGAGTCTCCATTTCTTTTTTTTCCAATCTCTGTCTTTCATATTACTAAGCTAAGTACTAAGTTAAATACTAAGCTAAGTACTAAGCTAAGTACTAAGCTAAGTAAACTAAGTAAATAAAACAAACTAAGTAAGCTAAGTAATACTAAGTAACCAAAGAAACTAAATATCTCTCCCCCCCCTATAATCCCCCCCTCTCTTTTTTCTTTGATTTAAGAGGCTTTCTGCCATTGACCTATACGCACATACCACTCAAGTAGTGAGGTGCGCTTAAAAGCGATGTAAAGCACCTTAAAGAAGCTTCTGGAGTACGGTTCGGAGGATGACAAGAATACACAAAATAGCAATAGTCCAACCAAGTAGACCTTCCCACCCTAATCCTCGCTTCTGAATGGTTTGGTTC